TTCTTCCCGGCCTTAATGCGTTGTTCGGTTTAACTTATGAAACTTACGAGAATGAGCATGAAGAGGTCTATGAGACAGAGACTTCAGATCGTTCCTTTGAGGAAGAAGTTAAATTGACAGGTTTTGGTCAAGCCCCGGTTAAACCCGAAGGTGAGGCTATTGCCTACGACACGGCTAGTGAGAGTTTCTCAGTTCGTTACAACAACGAAACCATTGCGATGGGCTTTTCCATCACAGAGGAAGCTATGGAAGATAACTTGTATGATTCGCTTTCAGCGCGTTATACGAAAGCTTTGGCAAGAGCTATGGCGTACACCAAGCAGGTGAAGGCGGCATTTCCTCTTAACCAAGGACTTCCTACCACTAACAACTTTAACTCCGGCGACGGTGTTTCATTGTTCAACACCGCTCACCCAACTGTTGCTGGCGGCACAAACTCGAATACTCCAACGACTCAAGCTGATCTTAATGAGACCAGTCTTGAAGCGGCGGTTATTCAGATTGCTGGCTGGGGTAGACGGAGAAGGGTCTTTTGATTCGCGGCTCGTCCACGTAAGCTAATCGTACCGCCAAACAACATGTTTGTGGCTACACGAATCCTAGATTCGGAAGGTCGCACGGGTACGGCTGACAATGACATCAATGCTATTAAACATAATGGTACGATTCCAGAAGGCTATGCAGTGAACCATTTCCTCACTGACACAGACTCTTGGTACCTTACCACTGATGTTCCTAATGGCATGAAACACTTTACACGTGTTCCTCTTCAGACTTCTATGGATGGAGATTTCGACACAGGTAATGTGCGTTATAAAGCCCGCGAAAGATATTCCTTTGGTGTATCTGATCCTCTCGGCATCTTCGGGTGCGAAGGCGCGTAAGGCCGTCACTTTAAGGGGGGNGCTTGTCTCCCCCTTTAATTTAACATTAGGGGTGTAAGAATTATCATTTGATGCTATACTAACATTACTGGGATAAATTAGACCTAGCGACTGGCCCAGCAGACGCTTACACGACTCTAGGTCAAAACTGCTTTGTAAGGAGCTTACTATGGGTAATACCACTTTTTCAGGACCTATCCTCGCTGGTCCTATTGATACCACTACAGGAACGACTATTGGTCAGGACATAAAAAACACAGGTCATGTGGTTATGTCTCAGGCCAGTGCGTTCGCTTATACGGACACAAGTGTTACAAACACCAATATTGTGATCCCCGCTAACTCCCAAATTATTGACATTGTCATTGATGTTGAGGTTGCCTTCAATGGAGGTGGAGTTAAGCGTTTAGATATAGGAAAGTCTGGTGGACTAATCACTGCTTTCTTAAACACGTTTGATCTAGCAGGAACAGTAGGAAGAAAGTATCCAACTACTGAAGCTGGTGGTGCGTTAATCTGGGCTGACGTTGGAGCAAGTGACGTTAAGATAACTTTTCAGTACACTGATACAGGTGGCGGCGTTTCTGCTGGGAATGGTTACTTTACGGTCTTATATGCACAAGCTCTTAATTTGAAGTAACAGGAGGATAATATGAGTGAGAGCGATTTAAAAACATTCACTTTCACCTACTCCACTGGCGCTGAAAGCAAGAGTAATCCTGCCGCAGATGATGATGTTGTAGCTGATTCTCAGGCTAATACTGATAATCAGTTCTACGTGAACCTTAACGGTGGCTGGGCAACAGCAGGAGATGGTGACGGTATCTGTACATCACAAAGTGTGAACGGACAGTTATCTATTAACGGCGCTGACTCAGAGGAAGTGGGTGGACTAAGACGTGTTAACTATCCGCTTAATCAACCTCGTCGGGTTTCTTTAACATCTTCTCAGAATAACTCTGGTGTCACCCTTACTATCAAAGGTAAAGACGGTGCAGGTCTGGAGATTACTGAGACCGTTACAGGGCCTAACAACGCAAGTGTCTACACGACAAACATCTGGACTGAGATTAATATGATCTACAGTAGCTCGGCAACTAATGCCCTTACGATTGGGGATAATGCTGGACATATTGTTCTAGATGAACTTGCAAGACTTGTATCTGTTACGTCTGATGGTAACTCCAGTTCAATAACCTACACGGTTACGGGTCTGGATATTTACAATAACGTGATGACTGAAGATATTACTGGACCCAGTAGTTCTGTCACTAACGGTACTAAGTATTTTAAATACATAGCATCTGTTAAAGGCAGTGCATCCGATTCGAATAATATTAAAGTCGGTGCAGTTGCGGGTATCCGCATTGTTGTTAACAACCAGAATACCAGACTTAAAAACTGGTATATGGTTCAAGCCGCAAATGCAGGTAAGGCAGAGATCACGTTGGAGAATGGTGCAACATCAAGTGCGTCAGGAACGGCCAAGTTGGTTTTTAATCCGGGGCAAGGTGATGGTGTAGTTAATTATCCCAGCATAGGTGATAACGGTATTCGATTTAAAGACTCTATGAGTTTGGATATGGCAGTGGACACAGACCTTCTTACGTCTGTGACATTCATGTATGCAGGATAAAAAGATGAAGGCGCAGGATCTACAAGCTGAACTGATGGCACACGAAAGAGAATGTGCTGTAAGGTGGGAAGCTGTAGGTCGTCGCCTGAGTCGCATTGAGACTGTTATCTATGCGTCTAATGTCGCTATTATAGCTGGCTTGTTTGCGGTTATAGTGGAGGTCATGGAGTGAGTGCTAAAGAAAATAAGATCGCTAAAGTTATGCGAGAGTTTAAAAACGGCACACTAAAGAGTAGTACAGGTAGGAAAGTAACAAGTGATAAGCAAGCAAAGGCTATAGCAATTAGTGAAGGGAACAAGGTTATGCGTAAAAAATTTAATGGTGGTGGAGGCGTTAAGAAGAAAACTCCAGCAAAAAAAACAAAAAAGAAAGGGTTTTGGGGTACGCCTTATGAGGACATAACGGGAAAGAAAGAACCAGCTACGGCATCTAAAGGTGGGGCGGTTAAAAAGAAAAAGAAACAAGGGTACAATGCTAAGTTAGATGAGTCTCTTGGTTCTCGTAATCGTAAGACCAAGGGTAAGCTTGGTGCCCGTCGCAGAGAAAGCGAAGGCATGGAGAAGAAGATGGGGCGTCGTAAGTTTGCCGCCGTCAAAACTATGGACAAGGGCAGAAAGAAAAGGAAAGCGTAATGCCAACATTAAATCCTAAGACAGCTAAGATTAACAACATCAACACGGAAGATGCGTATGGTCGTATGCCTGTTGAGGTTGAAGGAACTGGTGGTGACGTAGGAGAAGCTAAGAAGCGGCGCGTTCCTGCTTATGGTGTAAACAAAGGCGGTAATGTAATCAGACAAACTAAAGGTCTGGATACTTACGGCCCAATGGCATAGGAGAATAAGATGCCCGGAAAAAAAAGCAAAGGTAGTGTTGTAGACGATTTATATAAAAAGTGATCGTCAAGCAGTAAAAGAAGTTTACGGAAATGTTGGCCCTCAAGACATCATTAATTCTTTGAGAGGCCAGAAAGGGAACGTAAGCGCTAGAAGGTCAATGTTAGAACGCGCTAGAGCCAGAAGGGATGCCCGCGACGGTATTTCTAATGTTAGAACCAGAGTTCCTAGAGAAATGGATGACGAAGTTCTTTTAAATGCTGGTGGATACATGGGTGGGTCTTCCATGTCAGGACGCGGTACAATGGCCGGAGAGCTTGGGCGAAAAGGAAGTATGTCTGTGCGTGAAGCTGGTGAGGACATGAATGAACTAAGTAAACGCCGCCGTGGTATGGAAGGCGGGGGTTCTGTTGCTTCTAGTTCTTATAACAGGAACTACAACCAGAAGAATAAATAATGGCTGATAAAAGCAGATATAAAAAAAAGTTTAGTATACAGCATATCGGTCCCACAGGTTCTAATAGAAAACCCGAACTTGGTTCTGGAGATAGATTGTTTGACCATGATCGTGCGATGTTTAGTGCGCTTATAGGTTTAGGTCTAGGAGGAATTGGCGGCGCAATGTATGCCGCGCCAAAAGAAACAAAGAGAAGAATGGAGCTTGAAGAGGGTGAGAAGAGAAGACATTGGACTCCTCGTATAAAAAGAGAAAGTGACGATGAAGTTCTTAAAAGTGTGGGTGGTAGAATAGAGGGAAAAATTAAATGAAACCACATTTCTTTTCTAAGGTGTAGACAATGGCTATTGAGACAACTGCAACTTTTAATCTCGACATTAACGAGATGGCTGAAGAAGCTTTTGAAAGGGCTGGTCTGGAGATGCGGTCTGGTTACGACCTTAGGACNGCTCGNCGTAGTCTTAACCTTATGGGTTTGGAGTGGCAGAACAGAGGTCTTAATCTTTGGTGCATTGAAGAAAAGAACTTCACGTTTACTGAAGGAACAGAGACTTACACTTTAGAGGAAGATACCTTAGATATACTAGAAGCTATTGTGCGAACTAATCCGGGAAATGCAAATTTGCAAATTGACACAAGCATCGCAAGAGTGTCTCCCGTTACATATGCACAAGTCCCTGACAAGTTAGACAAAGGCCGACCTAATCAATACTGGATAGATAGACAGCAATCAGGACCTGTTATCCATGTGTACCCTACAGCTAGCTCTGAGTTTACGAGCGCTCAGTTTGTTTACTGGCGTATCAGGAGAATGACAGATGCGGGGAGCAAGGGGTCTAATAACTATGATATACCCGTATTGTTTCTTCCGGCTATGACCGCAGGGTTAGCTTATCATATTGCTTTAAAGAAACCTGAAGCGGCGTCACGGGTTCCTCTCTTAAAGAGTGACTATGAAGAACAGTTTGAATTGGCGGCAGAACAGAACAGAGTTAAATCCCCTTTTCGATTCGTTCCCTTCGCGGAGTATTATTAGATGGGGTATCCTTATGCACGAGGAAAATATGCTTACGGATACTGTGACAAAACCGGGTTCCGTTATCCGTTAGGCGAACTTGTGTATGAAGTTCAAAAAGGTGTGAAGACTGGTCTTAGGGTAGGCAGAGATATATTTGATCCTGATCAACCCCAAAACTGGGTAGGTGTTATTCCGATTAGCGACCCTCAAGCTTTATTTGATCCTCGTCCTACAGGTGCAACATCGGGGAGAGGTTTGTTTGCATGGGACCCTGTTGGTGATGGCAACAGTGCTAAAGTGCTGGGAGATCAAGGGTTACAGACAATGCGAATCGAATCTGCTATTGGTACAGTAACAGTAACAACGAGTTAGAGATATGGCGTTCACTTATTCAACATTGGTTCAAGCAATTAAAGATTACACAAACAATACGGAGACAACATTNGTTTCTCAAATTGATCTGTTTATATCTAACGCTGAACAACGGATATTAATGGAAGTACAGCTTCCTGAGTTTCGAAAGAATGTTTCTGGAACNTTATCTAAGGATAACAAATACTTAGGACTGCCGAGCGACTTCNTTGCTCCGTTCTCTTTATCGGTATTTACTTCTAACAATTATCATTTTCTTATAAACAAAGATGTTAACTTCTTACAGGAATCCTATCCTGATATAACGGAAACAGGAAGACCTCTTTACTATGCAATATTTGATTCGGGCAATCTGTTGGTAGCGCCTCTTCCTGATGTAGACTATTCAATGGAGTTGCATTATGTTTATAGCCCAGCAGGTATGTCATCTGGGAATACCACTACATGGTTGGGAACTAATGCACCAGATGCTTTACTGTATGCTACATTATTAGAAGCGTACATATTTATGAAAGGTGACGCAGAGCTTATGAATTATTACCAGACACGTTATCAGGAAACCTTGCCAAGGCTTAAAAATCTTGGAGAAGGGCGAGACAGGAAGGACGTTTATCGTTCAGGCCAACTTCGTATCCCGGTGACGTAATATGGATGCGTCAGTAGGAAGTACAGATGTGGGCAATGTTCAAGTATACACAAGCAATGATAGGGGACATTCCCCTGAAGAGATCGCAGAGATGGCGGTTCAAAGGATATTTTATATATCTCAAGAGGCTGATCCGCATATACGCGACCAAGTCATGGCGTACCGTGAAAAGATTAAAGTTGTTATCGCGGAGTACATGAAGAAGGCCATAGCTAGTGATAGAACCACGCTATGGAATGTTTTGAAAAAAGAAGGTTTCCATGAGGAAGCCGAGATTATAAGGAGGCTGTAATGGCAATTACTCAAGCAATGTGTGGTTCTTACAAAAAAGAGATCACATGTGGAATACATTTTTGGATGCAACACTCAAGGGCTAGTGGAGCTAACATAGCGGCTGATACGTTTTACATAGCGATGTTTACTAACTCAGCTTCTCTTGATCAAGACACTACAGGCTATACGGCTAGTAACGAAGTAAGCGGTACAAATTACACCGCCAAAGGACAAGCTTTAACTAGTGTTACTCTAGGTTTGTCGGACAACAGTAGTGCTGTTCCCACAGCCTTCTTGGATTTTGCAGATACAACGTGGGGTTCTTCCACAATATCTAACGCAAGAGGTGCTTTGATATATAACTACACTTTAGCTACGGCAGGTACTGGGGCTGGCGTTAACAATGCGGCTTACCCAGCAGTTTGCGTGTTAGATTTTGGTGGGGACAAATCCTCTAGTTCTGGAGACTTTACCATTACTTATCCAGCTAACGATTCTAACAACGCAATGATTCGTTTGGCTTAACCTAATGGCTTCCGTTA